CATCACCTATACTATTATTACCCAAGTCAAGATAATTCAAATTAATTAAATTTCCTAATGCGCCAGCCAATGCCTCCGCTCCATCATCACCTATATTATTATTACCCAAGTAAAGATAATACAAATTAGTTAATTTTCCTAATGCGCCAGCCAATGCCTTCGCTCCATCATCACCTATATTATTATAACGCAAGTCAAGAGAAGTCAAATTAGTTAATTTTCCTAATGCGCCAGCCAATGCCATCGCTCCATCAGGATCTATATTATTATCACGCAAGTCAAGATTATTCAAATTAGTGTTAAAAGTAACCGTCATTTCTACATTATTATTATACCATTTCCCATCACTATAAGTATATTTTGTAATTAAGTCTGTTAATGTTTTTATATCACTAACAGTCATCTCAGTCGTGAAATGTTCTTTTTTAGATAAATTTATATATTTTAATTCACTCATATTATATATATATATATAATATTTTTTATCGTAAATTTGTCAATAAATTTGCGCATTTAACAGAAAAATCAAAAATACGATTTAATCCCGCACCGGTTATAAAGTGGCTATGAAATATAGTATCACCCGCGCCAATCATTAATACATCTCTATTTTTAACCTTAAAAACTTCTGATATTTTAATCGCATGGCGTATATATATTCCCCAGACATCAAATACAATATAATCATCACTTTTATTTTGCATTATAGTATAAAGAAAATTTCTCGTATTATCATCCTTTATTCCCTGGATTAGGTGAAGAGCTGTTTTATAATCATAATAATTGCCTTTTAATTTATTCAAATACATTAAATCTTCTTTCTCCATCACATCAAAGTCAAATTTCTCGTGAAATGTTATTGATTCATCATTATGATGCATTGTTAATGAACCATAAAAATAATTAATAATATGATTACTATCATTATTTAATAAAACAAGATTCATCTCTTTATTTACATCTAACTTCCTCTTAATAACACTATCATACATATTAATAGTATTTAGCCATTTCATATCCATATCAGTAATATTAATTATATTGTGATTTAATCGCCCACCTGTGCAATCAAAAACTACATCAAACTTGCCCTTATCAATAATATCAAGATAATCATCCCACGAATAATTATCATAAATCATTGGAATATTATAATGGGTTGTTGCAATCATATATAATATATATTCAAGCATAAATATATTGACCATAATATAATCCTTTTGTTCTTTCTCACCCCAACAATATAATTTTGGAATAATAAGATTGAGATAATTTGATGCAGTCGAAAATAATCTCTGTCTGTTGTATGGTTTTCTGAATCCCGGTTTATCTATTCTATTATCATACATAACTACATTAACCCGTGGGGATGAATTCATTTTAGTTTCATTATAATATAAGTGCAAATAACAAGCAAGAAATAATCCAGCTGGTCCTCCACCTATTATCATTATATTTATTGTATCTTTACTCATTTTTTTATACAAGTCATCTGGATTCACAATATTGGATTGCAATATATATTGCGACATTGTTGAAACTATTTTTAATATTTTATTATGATTCATAACATTACTTATTTCTTTATCCAGTTTGTGGAGCATATCCTCACTTAATACTTTGTATTTTGGTTCGATTTTAATTCCGTCTGGGATAGTTGTAATAGGTTTGTAATTTATATCGTGTTTAATATATTGTATCATATGGTCTCTATAAGTTTGCGCTGTTTTATATACTTTTCGTAAATCGGTAAAAAAAGGGTGTACTTCTTCTTTGAATAATGTTTGGAACATATTATTGATTCTTTTACTGATATCATCCATATTATATTATAATATAATATAATATGTATAAATTACAAAAATACAGTACCGTGGACATTTAATTATAACAATCCATAGGAAAGTTATAATTAAATATTCTCATTAACGACCACATTAAATTCTTAGTATTCCATAGGAAATCTAAGAATTGAGTGTGGACGGTACCAAGTTTAATAAAAAAAATGAATTACTTTATATCACAAAATTTCTTGAACATAAACACAATATACTAAAAGGCGGGCATTAGATGAGGCTAAATTACAATTAATAGAAGAATTACAAGAAGATATAAATAGAAAATGCACACGAGTATATGAATTAAAACATAAACCACTAGAAAAAATAGATATCAATATAAGGCAGAATAAAATTTGATTTATCTTATTCGCGTAAGTGTGGTAAAGAATATTATAAAAATTGATTTATATTAAAAATGTAATTTAGTTATTTATATATTATAAATGACTAAACTTGCAAATGGGAAAGAATATGAAAAATATATTAGAGATATTATTAAAAATAAATATAAAAATTGCTGGATTTGGGAAGATGTTCCAATTAATATCTTGGATAGTAGATTTTATAAAAATGATATTATTTGTGATGATATTGGATGTGATATAATTGGTATTAATAATGATGATACAATAGATTATATTCAGTGTAAGAATTACTCAACGACCGGTGAAGATAATACCATTAATATAAGTGATTTAAGTGGATTTTATAATTTCGTTGCAGAAAATAGTATTACAAATGCAATTGTCTATTATTCTGGTAAACTTTCGCAACAAATTATATGCAGAATGAATAAAATTAAATATATTAACATCCCATTAATTTTAAATAAAGACATATTGAAAATTAAACCAAGAGACTATCAAATTGAAGCTTATAACAAATTGAGATTTGCAAATAGGAGTGTATTATCAATGCCATGTGGAACTGGTAAGACGTTAGTATCGTATATGTTATCGATAGATTATAAAACAATAATAATATTAACCCCATTGATATCTACAACGGAACAATTATTAAAACACTTCAAAAATTATTACAATGATGATAATGTAAATTATATATTACTAAATTGCAAAGCGGAACGTAATATATCTTTAACCGAAGGAAAGAATATTATCGCATCAACATATGACTCAGTCGAAATTATTAATAAAACTACATATGAAAACTGTTTAATTATCATAGATGAATTTCATAATTTGTCATTAAATAATGTTCATATGAATAAATTATTAAATAGTAATTATAATATATTATTTATGTCTGCTACACCAATTAAGAATGATATTTTTGGAGATACTATTTATGAATTATCGTGGGATGATGCTATAAAAAATAAATATATCTGTGATTATAACTTTTACTATCCGAATAATGATAAATTGATAGAACACATTGATAATTTAAAAATAGATAAATCTTTAGTATCCAAAACAATTTACATTAATAAGGCATATTTCTTACTGGAATCTATTAAACTAACAAATGTTAAGAAATGTATAGTATATTTGAAGAGTGTAAGTGAAGCAGATGAATTTAATAAAATATTAAAAGTTATAAATATATATTTTAATTTGCCATTGAAAACTTATGAAATAAACTGTAATACGAGTGCTAAAAATAGACAACAATATATGAATAAATTTACGGTAGATAATAATAGTATTAATATTATTTGTAATGTGCATATATTAGATGAAGGAATTGATATTCCAGTTTGTGATTCAATATATCTTACCCATCCGAATAATAATATTATAAATATAATTCAAAGGATATCACGAGCCAATAGATTGGATAGTAATAATGTGGATAAAATAGCAAAAGTATTTGTTTGGGGTAAGAATGATAATAAATTAGAAAAAATTAAATCTGATATTTCGAAAGTGATTCATTTTAAGAAAGGTATAGAAATGAATGATTTTGTGAATGCTGTTAAGAAAACGAAATATAGTGGGGTGAAAATAAATAATAAAAAACAATTTATTAAAAAATTTAAGAAAATTCAACCAATAAATATTAAATCTAAAAAATCATCATTAACTTGTGAAATATGTAATATAGAATATAAAACTCAAAGTGGTATGTGGAAACATAATAATAAATATCACGAAAAGGAAATAGAAATAAAGACAAATAATTGTAAGTATTGTAATAAAGAATTGTGTGATAGACAGTCGCGATGGAAGCACGAAACTAAAGTTTGTAAAAAAAATCCGAATAATAAATAAAATTATATAACAAATGGTTCGCAAAATATATGATTTACTAAATATAGTGTTTCAAAAATATTATTAGGTTCAATTGATAGGACCTGTTTAAACTTATGTAATGCAAAATGTTTAATATTTATATCATCTATTTTCTCAAATTTTGCAAGCCATTTTTTAGCATCATCAGTGACATATTTATCAAAATTTGCATTGACATCATCTTCAATCATTTTTATATATATTTTCATATGTTCAGACTTATTAATATTATTTAATAGTTCATCATATTCATCGTATAATTTGCTAAAACATTGCGAAATCAATATTAAAAAATCATAAATAACAGAGTTTGAACTATCCATATAAAAAGGTAGTTTTGACATATTTGACCATTTGCATTTAATATCGTCATCTCGTGATAATCTATTAGTAAACAATAATCCAATAAATTCTAATTCACGGATATTTTCATTAACACCACTTGTAAAAATTTCAATTTCATTATTATATGATTCTTTAATAAATCTATATATTGTCTCATTTTTAAATAATTCTATAATTATAGAATTGCATTTTTTCATAAATTCAGTATAATAATCTATTACATTATAACTTTTATATTCAATATGATAATTATAAAATATTCTATTTTCTATATCATAAATTATTGGTTTATATGATGCTTTTACTACCAAATTATAAAATATATCCTTTATCGTTAATAAATATTCTTGTATTTTTGTTAAATTATATTGATAATCTTTGTAATCTGATAATAAATTTATTATTATATAAATATAATTTTGTAATAATTCCTCATTTATATTGTTTTTATTTGATTTACTATTACTACTTTCTTCCATAAATTTTAAAAGATAAAAGTTAGAATCTGTCGGGTAATAAAAGTTTTTACCTTCTTTACCTGTCATTCCAGTATTAAGAGCGGATTTGTAATTTAATAAAATTTGATTGTCTAGTGGGAAATACTTATTTTGACTTTGTTGTATTGTGTCAAGCAGGTCTTTATTAAAATCATCAAAAATATTATTAAATATTTGTTCAGATGATTGTGTTTTTATATCTTTCGACATATATATATAGTCATTTGATTCATTTTTATAATATTAATAAATCAATATTTTTAAACGCGTTTTTATAAAAATTAAAAATATTTAGTTTTTTTACAAAAATAAAAATATATAGTTTTTTAAAAACATTAAATTTATTTACAAAGTTTTCTAAAATTTGGACAAAATTTTTCTCCTCCCTAAAGTTGATTTCCTGGTTTTTGGAAACCGCCTTTATTAAGAGCCAACCAAATATGATTTCCATCGGTTGAAAATTGGGTATATGTAAATTAGATATTATTATTTTTAAGATTTATTTTTTACTATTTTTAAATATGTCATTTAGATGTATTTAAAAATGTAATCTTTTTTGGTCTACATATGTCTACATTTCGGTCTACATCTGTCCACATATGTCTACAAGTGTTTAATCTTTATTTAAAAAAATGGAAACTATTATAATAATGTCTGAGTTTAACTGTAAAATCTGTAATTTAGAATTTAAAACAAGGAGTGGCTTATGGAAGCATAATAAAATACACGCGACTGAACTTGAAAAAAAACATTTATGTAAATATTGTGAAAAAGAATTATGTAATCGCCAATCACGATGGAGGCACGAAAAACAAAGTTGTGCTAAAAACCCAGAAATACATCCAGAAATAAATACAATAAATAATCCCCAAACAAATAATCAAACAGCGCATACCATTACTAATATACATACGCAAAATAATAACAATACCATAAATATTACATTTAATAAATTGGGTAATGAAGACATTAGTATTTTAACACAAGATGAAATTGAAGAAATAATTAATAACGGATTAAATTGTATGATTAAATTAATTGAATTTATTAATTTTAACAAAGCTCATCCACAAAATCATACAATATGTACTACTAATCTAAATAATAAATATACTTCCGTTTTAAATACTGAAACAAATGAAGTTGAAAAACACCGCAAAGAAGATATATATGATAAGGTATTATCTTATGCTCTCAATCATATAAATATGTTGAAAGATAGAATAATAGACAGGAAAAAAAGAAAATTATTCAAGAAAAAAATTAATGAATTAGGAACATTAATATTCGGTGATGTAAAATATAAAAAAATATTTATTGAACAAATAAATGCACTTAGTTATAATAAACATAAAGTAATACAAGAAACTTGGATGTATTTTAATCTCATTTCACAAATCATTTAAATTAAATGCTAACACTATACCCCGCCGCGCGCTGATGCCCATTACCCCCATATTTACGAGCCAGCCCATCAACGCAAATATCTTTGCCGATACTGCGCAGTGAATAGTTTTTCTTATCAGTAGTTGTACTATGATGAATCCTAAGGACATCTTTCTTAATATGTACTTCGGCATAATCAATCATATATTTAAATAGTTCGTAATCACTACACACCACTTCAGCAATAGTGTATTCTGTATCGCCAAGAGTATCAACATCATACGATACTGTTTGCATTACTTTATCGGCTCGCTCTTTGTACTCTTCAATCTTTTGCAATCCAATATTAATAAATTCAGTATCTCTATCTTTCTCAAACAAATCCATAACAAAATTAATTCTATCATCCAGTTTCTCACACAATCCCAAAGCCAAATTATAGCCAATATGATATGGTTCCGTATTACTATCACTAAAATCCCATACATCCTTTGCGCCAATATATCGTACTACAGATGGGACCGGGTCACTTGTACAATATTTCCACGTCAACATACAACCAGAAAGTTTATTATTTTCTGGGAATCCATCTTCAATATACAATTTAACCTTGTAATTAGAAAATTCCGGATTATTTCTCATTGTAATGATAGCATCTTTATGATGGTCAATAACAATATAACTATGATGATTAGGAAGGGTATAGAGAGGTGGGGATAGGTCAAGAAATACAATATCGCTACCCTTGGGGAGATTACAAATCATATTGACATTATATGCAGTATCTCCATGTTTCCAGTTATAGAAAAGAGAGTTTGGCTTGTAATATTGCCAAATCATACGGGACAGTTCACCATCATTACAGGGGAAGTGGCTAAATACGTAGAACATTAATAGTGATAGATAATAGTATTTTAGGGATTATAAATCAATTTTTATTTTTGTTAAAATT